AGACGCTCGATTCAAAAGCACTTGCATCAGTAACCATACAACCATTACGACTGTGGTTCATGATAACCTGTACTTTTTCCTCTTCGGACATGTTCTTAATTTGAAAATCTTTCATCTTAGTACCATACAACTGGTGAAGGACATTAATGCATGGGGCCAACTCTATCAACATCCTGCCACTCATGGTCATAATGCCTCTCGGTCTCCCCTTCACACTCCCATCATCCAACACCTTGATATTAGACTCAAACTTTACAAAGAACCCATGCTCCTCGAACTTCCTCAACTGTTTCGGTTTCATCCTCCCTGACTCAAAAAGCTTATAGTCTTTAACTCTAGCCTCAATCCAGTAGGTGGGTCTTTTCCCGGTATAAGCAGCCACAAACGCTGATATGTTACGTTCAGTTTTGTTCCCAGTGTTGGGAATCACGTCTAGAACTGAATTATCTAACAAATCATCTATTAACTCCTTACCGAGCCGCTGGTACTCTTTGACAGCCTCCGGAACGTGCTCATTGCTCTTCGACATCGCCCTAGTCATAAAAGCAGCCAAACAACCCTCCGAATCAGACAAACAATAGGCTCCAGCAGTCACGGGTTCCATCCCGGCTCTGTAAAGAGTACCAATCGGTGCAACGGCAACCGGCTTGAGCGTGCTTGGCTCAAGGCGATAGGCGCCTTTCACATGATTGGTCCTCAGCCCGTAGTAAGGATCATGATCAACATCCCGCTTAAAGGCTGCACCACCATGAATCTCACCTGCTTCCTGATTATAGACTACGTTCGCACGATTAGGCACGACCGCTTCTCTCCCTGCGACATTATGTTGGACCAAACTATTCACTCGTACAACAGATCTTTCGGTAGTGGACACCAAATACATGGCGTATTGCTTTAACACACGCATTGTACCGGAGGTAATCTCCGGATTGTCCCCTAACTTGTTAACCTGCCTTATAGTGGAATAGCTCATCAAATCCTTGACAGGATTGATAAACTGACTAGAAATAGCCATATCATTCGCCAACACTTTAAACCTCTCAACCTCCACAACCTCAACCAGGTCTGAACCGTCAGTCCTCTTTACGAACCCACAATCCCAACCAAACACTTCAAAAAATGCTTGATATCCAAACCAAGTCGACCAAAGTCGTTCTTTCGTTCTACTATTCAACCCAAATCTGATGCTCTTCCGAACTTGGCACACTACATCTGCGTAGGCTTCTTGGTGGACTAACTTGTCCTTCTTATCAATCACATGTCTCGTATCAATGTCTGATGTGGTGAAATAAGTCGGGCCAAAAATAACCTTCCTTTCTTCAACCAACTCAACATATGGAAGCGCTGCTTTAACAGCTAATGCTCCAAATAACACTAAACGTGATGAAAAACTTGGTGATGCTCCCATTATCACAGTGAATGCTGTGAAACCGGGGCTATTCAACACTGTCGCCAACAATGGCAAACCAGTGCACCTGAAAGCTATAGGCAGCATCTCAGCTACTAATCTCGCTCCTAGGTAACCATTCCAAAACCCACAAGCAAATGCCTGCGTGAAACCGGTGACGTCATCAACAGATGTAACGTTCTCAATGTAGTTGAACTGAAACGTGCTCATATTTGGCACATGAGAGTGATTTGTAGCATGTGAACACATTAAAACAAAGTGCCCACACGGTACATCCACAAAAGCCTCATCACCTGCACGGTCGTAAAGCTCCAACTCCCAACATTCATCCTCATCACTACGACCATGCTCACCTGCCATATCATCGGGACATAAGTACTTCAAGTGAACCCACTTCCAAGCTGAACAATGACAAGTCAAATGGATGACCGTCATAGAACTGTTCATAATCATTATGTTAACCCCTCTGATCTTGCTATATACATCTGCATGATCCAACGTCCCTACCTGTCTTGTCAAAGAATCCACTCTCTCATTCGTGCCCATGCCGACGAAATCGTCGTCAAACACGTACTTGAGATAATCTTTAACTTTCCTCTTGTCTACCCGCTCGACGCTATCATAACAAGCAGTATCGATGGCCGCCATCAAGCAAAACGGGGCACCCATTTGGTCATGCTCCTCATACTCAACTACGCTCAACAACTCTCCACTCGTCTGCAATCTCCTGGTCGGTGGTGGCTCAGACACAACAAACCGATCACTTAGATAACGCTCCCAACGCTCCCGCTCCGCTCTTTCAATTTCATCCGGATCATCCTCCGAATCAGACTCATGGTGGACAGTTTCCCGTACTCTACCATTATGTCCCTGTTGAAAGACACTCTCAGGTATCACAAATTCATGCGATCCAAAGACGTGTGGTGGATGATCCGGTCTGTTCAGTGCTGCTGAGATAATCCTTGCATTCTCAACATCCTCAGCTCTTGGCTGGGGTCCCTTACTGACCTTACTCTTGCCACCAGCTCCGCTCTTGGCATGAGAGTTAGCTCTGCTATCTCTCCTACCATACCCAGCGCCCCTAATGCTCGGCTTGTCCTCTTTCCCCACGTTCAAACGCTGATCAGAAAACACGCCTAACACCACCTGAAAAGGTGTCCTAGGACACGGGGCGGACTCTACATCCCACACCCACTGCGCAGTGGAAGTAAAACTCCCATGCGCTTTCTGGCCATAATTGGCCATGGAATTGGTAGTCTCCTGGACAACACCAACACCTGATGATACCAGCCCTGAGGCCAGATGCCCATGCAAAGCATAAAAAGCAACAAGATCTTCGCGCTTGCCGTTGATCTGTCTCGTCACCTCCTCCACATAGGGCACCATCGGCTGAACCTCTCTTGGCTCATAGCTGATACTCAAAGCAGCTACTGACACCTGCTCTAAAGCTTGGTAACAGTATTGCTTCAACGCGGACCGCCAACTGCTGGTCCACGGCAAACTAGCAGGCTGAGTACTGCTGTCCTCTCTAAAAGAGGTTTGGATCGGTATGTCGATCCCGACCGGCTTGTCGCGCTGCCGGTCCTGCCCGTCCTTGCCCAAGAACGGGGGTTTTGTTTCACTCTCTTTGGTCCCTTTGTCAGAAATGGGGTGTTGTTCGTTTTTGGCGTACTTCATTGGTTTCTGGGGGTTGTGAAAATTACTGCTACTCCATCCTACTTATAATAATAGTAATAATGAGTTTAAAAATAACATTGCCCTACACGGGGTTGATGATTGACCAGTTGGCAACTCCATGCCTATATGCTGATTCATAGAAAATTGTTTACAGAACGTTCCGCATGTGTTCGAGTGAAAACACATGTCTCCCGGGTGGTATATCGCGGGGCCTATTCAGACTTCGTTGGTCTCTGTCTTAATTTACACTACTCGGTGATTGAAACCGGGCATATCGGCACAAGGCGGCTTGGGGCAGCAGGCCTTGTGCGGAAATGTTTTTGCATTCGTCATAAGAACACCAAACTTTTGGAGGCTCGGACCAGCTTGCACACTATAGCGCCTTACAGGGGGTCTCAACTTTTTACAAAAGTGGGTGTTCTACAGACATACGTCAATGCTCGACAGCGCGTTTTTCTCTGTACTGGAAGGCGTCAACAATCCAATAACGCGTATGTTAATAGCTCTAGGGAATTCTTGCCAGAATCTTTTCTCCCTGCAAACAATCTAATAAACCAGATTAACCGGTCAATCATCGGTCCTTTCAAACATCAGGCGACCAACGCTGATGAGTCACGAGGGAAGACGTGATACTAAGGAGTACGCACTCCTCATAATTCCCTACTGCGTAACCAACT